CTCTGTGGATATCCTAGAGTTTTTACAGAACAACCTTGGTGTGCCATATTTTGTAATCTCTCGCCGATGCGACGATGGTAACAATAGACTCTATGGCACAGAGTGTAGTGCAATGTACTTAGCCTCTACTTACACAAGTAACAGCGAAGGAAACATACATACTATCAACTTCACGCAAAGAGTTGCTACAACATTCGTTCCTGCGGTGTACCAAGGAAACTTTAGCTTCCTAGATCCTACAGAAACAGATGAAGAAGTTACAGCAGTAGGAGGTGCAAGCTACAAAGTAGATGCGACTGTAGAAGACGCTTCCATAACGATCGACACAAACGCTCTAGAAGGCGGTGACACCATCACGTTGATCGGTGGAGCTACAGCTGGAAAGCTTGAGAGTTCTGCCGGCGTGATGCTTAAAGGAGGTGCTGACTGGATTGGAATGCCAGGAAGCAGCATAACCTTAAAGGCCTTTGAAGGCAGTTCTGTTATGCTCATCGAAACCGACAGGAGCTAGACTAACCAAAGGAAGCCCTGCCAAACCGCAGGGCTTTTTTAATACCATTCTATATCATGAAAAAGAAAACAATAGAAATACTTGCTACTAAGAGCAAACCATCCGAGCGGTTCAATGCGTTGTTCGATGTATACAGAAAAACATCCAAGAACCGAAGAGAGATTATTGCATTTAATAAACGTGGAGTTGCCTCGCTCTTATCTTTAGAATACAGCATCAAGAAACATTTTGGCATTCGAGATGTAGAAATCTTCAATTTCAAAAACGAAGAAGCACCTAGCAAGGAAAAAGAAAAAGACATTTCAGTATTTACACTGGAAGACTTAGAGGCAATGAACTACAATTCAGAGCTAAAACCATTAGCAGCTAAACTTGCTGAAAAACACGGACAGGATCCAGCTTCGCAAAAGAAAGTAGATCTCATCGATTTCATTCTAGAGCTCACTAACAAAAAACCCGAGCTAAACCTAGAAGGCGAAGAAAAAGAAGGAGCCAAGATTAGAGAGATTTATCCGTTTCTTGGTGACGAAGATTGTCCGGACGAACTTAAAGTTTTAGTTGCCGATAAATTTACGGCATATCACAAATGGGTAGAAAACTATAAGAATTTGTCCGAAAATAATGCAAAGATGACTGAGGAAGAAATCTTTGAAGTTGCTAAAAAAGCAGTAGAAAATTTCGAACTAGACTTAGATATCGCCGACGAACTAGATTACTACAAAGAGCACAAGGAAATTCTTGGTGAGCATCCTATATTCCTAGAGCACAACATTCAGAAAGATGTTGCTGCTATAGAGGTAATAGATCTAGTGAAGCAAAGAAACAATCTGCGCACGTACATCAATCGCGACACAAAAGCATTAGAAGAAGGAAAGATTGATAAAGACAAAGAAGAGGCTTTTAAGGCGAAAATAGAAGAGTTTAAACTTAAACTATCTTACATAGAAAAAAGGATAGCAGAAGAGAATGAATAAATTCTTTGACATACCGTTGGGTGATGGTCCTGCCAAAACATCGCCCAACGGTTCTTTTGTTTCTAAATATTTAGCAGCTCATTACCAACGTATAGATGCTATTGAAAAAGAAATAAAACGACTTCCAACAGAGGAAGAGTTCTTTTTTCTACAATCCAATAAGCAGTTCAATGCTTTTACTTTCATTCCGCTAATATGTAACAGCAAAACAATTAAAAAACTATATGCTACTACGTACAGTATAAATAGGAATGTAATAGAAGCACTTGTAGAACTGCACAAGTCTGGAAGCATAGACAGCATGGAATTAGTGGTAAACGATTCTATTCTAAGCAGAAACCCAGTAGTCTGCGATTTATTACGATCCGTAAACCAAGAGTACGCAAACATACAAGTCCGCTTTGCCTGGACACATGCAAAAGTATGTTTGGTAGAGACGAAAGAAGACTATTTTACAATAGAAGGCAGTGGCAACTGGAGCGAGAACGCTATGTATGAGCAATACACATTTGCTAATAGCAGGGGTTTGTTTGATTTTAGAAAGAAATTAATAACCGAAATAGACGTCCGACATGAGATTGACAAAGGAGAACTTATTAGTTATAGAAAAACTAGGCGCTAGCAATTATGCACCTAGGCAAGTCTGTTTGTACTTCGGATTCGATAAAAGAAAGTTTTACAAAGAATTCGAAAATGAAGACTCCGAGCTTCGAATTGCTTTTGAACGTGGAAAGCTCAAGGCTGATTTTGATATAAGCGATAAGTTGTTAGAGAATGCAACTGCAGGAAACATTACAGCCATTCAGATTTTTTCTAACAAACAGGAAGAACGAAGCGTACAAGAAAAAATACGTAAACATTTCATGTTAGATGATTGATACAAGCTTAAACATAAAAGAAGATGTTACTCTAGAACAAATCTATGAGTACATAGACACTGGCGATGTGCAATCTGCACCGGAAGGAGTGGTAAATTATCTTAAAGCGATGGAAATGGTTTACACCATGCAGCTGCGAATAGATAAATATGGCTCTAAGGATTCTATTGTAAAACATCTGCGTAAGCATTTTGGTCTGTCGCAATATCGAGCCAATAAGCTATACAATACATCTATCGAATATTTCTATGCAGATAGCGATATCAGCAAGCAAGCTTGGCGTAATCTCATTGCCGAAAAAGTAGAGAAAACCATAAACCTAGCCATAGAACTAGTCAAAGATGCAAGTGACGCTCAGAAAGTAGTGAAAATGCTGAAAGACTTATACGAGATTCGCGAACTGGATAAGGACGATCCGCTGGTGCTTCCAGATGAAATGTTCTCAAAACCATTTAAGCTTTATACTACCAATGCGGAAGCTTTGGGGATACCAGTAGCAAACCGAACTTCGGTTGCCGAATGGATCGATGAGCTGGAGGATATCAGCGAAACAGAAAAAGACTTAATCAAACGTGAAGCAGGAATACTTCCGCTACAAGTATTAAAAGATATAGATGCGAGGGAGATTAAAAAATAACAATGTAGAGCCTAGGTATGCCAATTACGTAAAGATGATGATTGACCTTATAGGTCCTAAAAATCTTTACCTTATTGCTGGTCGTGGAATGACCAAAACATCGGATGTGATTGCCGACCGATCTATTGACATAGTACACGACATGCCAAGGGCACAGGGAGCCATAGTATCGGACACCTATGTAAACGCACGGACCAATATTATCCCTACACTTCTAGAAGGTTGGACTGAATATAAAGGTTGGATAGAAGGCGTGCACTTCGTAAAAGGAGTAAAACCACCAGAGCATTTTGATAAAGTCTATAAACCAATTATGAATTGGAATAATACGATTTCCACATTCAATGGCTTTACTTTCAAACTAGGATCACTGGACCAACCAAGCGGACTTGCAGGAGATTCTTTTCAGCATATATTTGGAGACGAAGCAAAATACTTGGACAAAAAGAAGCTAGATACCCTTATGCCCGCTTTGCGCGGATATTCTGCATTTGCTCACTCCCCATTCTATCGGGGGGTGACCTTTACTACAGATTTACCTAATTTGGGTAAAGGTGATTACGATTGGATTATAGATCAGAAGGAGTTAATGGATGTAGATCGGATAGAAAAAGCTCTACAAACTGGATTAATCCTAAACGAAATAAAACACGATATCTACAAGGCCTACACAAATAAGCAATCTAACAGGCTTGCCAATCTACAGAAGAATTTAGAGCGTTGGACAGTGAGGCATAACATTGTTCGCAAAGACCTTACGTTCTTCTATATGGTTTCGTCGCTAGTAAACCTAGATATACTTACACCAGGCTATATTACCGATAGTGTGGGTCATTTAGGGATAGAGGAATTTAAAAGTTCCGTTCTTTCTTTTATTCCAAAGTTAGAAGCTGGAGAGCAGTTTTATCAGCGACTTACTGATGAACACTTCATAGAAGATGGTTTACTTTCCGATTATGTAGATCAGCTTTCCTTGGCCGACGATTTTGAGCCTACGTGCGACATGTTGCGATACCATCAGCACGATGCGCCTCTGGATGCAGGTGTAGACTTTGGCCGACAATTAAGCATGGTGTTTGGCCAAGAAATGGGAAATACCTATTACATAACCAAAAACCTACACGTGCTGGCACCAGAGAGTTCTAGAGAACTAGCAGACAAGTTTATCAAATTCTACAAACCACATCGCTACAAGGTGCTGGATATGTATTACGACCGAAGCGGAAACCAATACGAAAGTAGTGGTCGAGACTGGGCAGGCGAATTGGCGCAGTGTATAGAGTTTGACGAATACGGGAATTCCACTGGCTGGCAAGTAAACCTAATGAGCCGAAACCAAGCCACTATTTACCAAAGCCAGGAATATAGATTTATGATAAACTTTATGGATAGGCGAAGCACAAGACTTCCACACTTACGCATTTGCAAATACCAGTGCAAGGAACTAAAGTCGAGTATGGAGACTACCAAGATTGCTATTTCATTCAGCAAGGGCATTAAGGTGATTAATAAAAATAAGAATGCTGAAAAAACTTTACCATTACAC